TTTACACAGTACCTTTACAGGAGGAACAGTATTATGACCGAGGAAGTGAAAGGACAGGGCACAGGGAATGCCCAGTACACCCCTGAGGGCAGGGGCGATCAAAGTCAATCACAGCCCCAATACATTACTGTCGATGAGGCTAAGAAGCTTACTGAGCAAGCAGTTCAGGAAGCTGTAAGCAAGGCACAAAGCCTCGTTGATAAGTCGGGTAATCGAGTTCAAGCAAAGGTTCAGGAAAGGCTTCAGAACCTGGAGGCTACGCTGAAAATGCAGACTGATGCAGGAGTGGAGATCACCCCTGCCCAGCGCAAGGCATTAGAACAGCAAGTAGTTTTAGATACCTTCAAAGAGGCTGAAGCAGATCCTAACGCTCAATCTACCCAGAAGGAGCCACCCCAAGCTCCTCCAGGGCAAGGTGAGCAGATTGATCCGATAACCCAAGCTGCATGGACCATGATGCAGGAACGTGGCGTAGATATCCTGGAGAACGATCCAGAGTTCAAGATCCTTGATATGTCGTCACCTTATAAGTTTCTACTCTCGGTTGATAAAGCAATATCAGCCAAGGAAACAAGGGTCCAATCCTCCTCCGAAGAACCTGAACCAATGGGTTCGCCCAACGCTCGGATACCTGGCGCTGGTGCTGGAGGATCAAGCAATAATACCTTGCTACCACAAGGCACCCCGCCTATCGATAGGCTGAATAAGTTTTTCAAGAACAAATAACAGCCACCGAGCCATGGGATGAACCCGTAACTACTACTTTTACGGAGGATTTTTACCATGGCTTACACATTAGCCGACTATGCACGACTGGCTGGTAGTGAACTGAAAGCTGGGGTAATCGATATTCTACGCTCCGAATCCTTGATCATGGATTACATGAGTTTTGAGGATTGGGATGAACTGAACATGGAAGTGATCCGAACCAAATCGCTCCCCTCTGTGACCACACGTAAGATCAATGAAACGTGGTCTGAGAGCAAGGGCGGTACGGACACGGTGCAGGCAAGCATGAGTAACATCGGTGGTTACATCGATGTTGATAAGCTGCTTGTACGAGCCAAGTCAATCGTAGATCAACGAGCCCTGCAAGTCCAGCTCTATACCAAGGCGGTTGCGCTGAAATTCAACTCGTTATTTTTCAAGGGTGATCCCTCAGTGGACGAAGATGAGTTTGCTGGGGTGCGGTATCACCTGATCAATCTTCTTCCATCAAGCCAAACGGTGTTGGGTGGAGGTATTGATATTAGCCCTGATAGCAGCTCCCTGGCTGCTGATACGGTTACTCTCATTGATGGCATCCATGAACTGATCCACCAGTGCGATATGCACAAGGCTGATTTTCTCTTTGTGAATGACACCCTGAAGCTGCGTATGGGTTCTGCCCTGCGCCAGAGCGGGATGCTCAAGACCACTGAGGATGCCTACGGTCGCAAGTTTGAAACCTTTGGCGAAGGTGGACCGAAGATCGTGGATGTAGGACCAACCGATCCCCTGGACAAGACCGCTCGGATTATCGGTAATACCGAGCTGGATGATGGCTCCGCTGAAACTGGCGGGGATGCCACCAGTATCTATGCCGTGAAGTTTGGCGGTGGTGAGTACGTGAGTGGCTTCCAGCTGTACCCGATGGAGGTTGAGGATATTGGCTTACTCGAAAACGGTGTTATGTACCGCTCTATCATTGATTGGGCTGTGGGTATGTATTTGATCCACCCCTGGTCGGTTGCTAGAATGGTCGGCATTGTGGCTGCATAAGGAGAATGCTATGAGTATTTTTGATGCTGAACTTATGTTACGAGCTTCCGCTGCTGGCGCTTTGGATGCCGATGAAGCTACCCCTGCTTCTGTCGATTTCGGTGGACCCGATCAACACCCGCTGACTTATGTGGTTGTCTGCCCAGTCCTTGCGACTGGAACGACACCCACCCTGGATGTGGTTATCCAGGAAAGCGATGATGATTCTAACTGGAGGGATGCCGTGGTCTTTCCACAGATCGCTGCTGCTGATACCCCTGGTAAGTTCTTTATGACCGCTAAGCTGGGTGCCCGCTATCGAAGATTCACTGCTGATATCGGTGCTGATAATGACTTCGGCACAGTTCTAATTGCGCCTGTCATTGGTGGCTTGTACGAAGATTTCTAAAAACTGAATAACCAACGGATGAGCCCCACCCCACCCGTGGGGTGGGGCACTTCTACATGGAGGATATTATGGCTGAGAAGAAACCCGCTCCTAAGAAACGGAGAAGGTTGAAGGTTTCCCTTGAGAAGATATCCGAGATCAGGTTCCTGAAGGA